AACTTAGCCGCGCGAGTTAGTCGCGTGTTGTTGTGTTGCGTTATTGCACCGGACTAATGGTGCAGACTAAAAAATAGTTTCGTTACGAATTGCATTAGTAACGGTTACCGATTAGCAACAGACTAAAAATTGTTAAGCGTATTGGTTACGCGTTACAAATTAGCAACACGCTAGCAATTAGTGAAAATTGTTTAGTGAGCAATCAAGCGTTACAAAATCGCAACAAGGTTGCTAGTGATGAAAATTATTTTGCGAGTGTTGATGCGTTACAAAATAGCAACGCGGTTGGAATTGTTGGGCGTGTGTATGCGTGTTGCGAATTAGCACTTAGTGTGAATAAGCAACGGGACATCTAACCGAATAAAGTAATTGAAACTTAAACTGTCGCTATACTTTAGTACGACGGGGAAACCTTTAGGCACTAGGTAAATTACCCTTGCTATAGTTAGCGTGTCGCATAAGTAGAGAAACTTTTCTCTATGGTGTAAACTGTCCGTAGGACGAAATCGGCAGACGGACACGCGAACCCCGACTCGGCTCTACTGTAAATTAAAAACTCCATAGCGTGTGATGTGTCATTTTCACAACACTTAAAAAACTATTCATAGAAATGAGAAAAAGAAAATGACAAATAAAACAATAAAAAAGCACTACTCGTTAGAAGATGCCCGAATTGACTTAACCGAAATTACTAAGAGTGTTGATACGGTTTTGGCTAACGCAGAAAAGCGTAGAGCAGACGTTGCTCGTAAATTGTCCGCAACTTACGACAACAAAACAATATCCGCACTATTTGCCGAATTTGGAATTAAGGTTGGCGATAGTCAGGTTGGGCGTGATGTAATCGTGGCTAAAGTCACGAAACTAGACAGCACCTACGATTACAGCACATTACAAGATGCTCTTCGCAATACCAAAAAAAGCGGTTTAACGATTACCGCACTTAAGAAGATTACAGAAAATCCAAATCTGAAAAGTGCAGAAAAAGTCACCGCTCTAAATGCTCTAGTAGCACCTACGAAGAAAACATCTGGCGGTAAAGGTACACCTCGTCAGAAATGGGAACTAGCAAAAGAGCAATTAGACAAAATGCTCGGTTACGTGGAAGATGGCAAGATGCACCCAAGCGAACTGGAGGGCATGTTGGAGAATGCATTAGAAACTGTCCGAGAAATGTCCGACAACACCACAGACTTAGACTAATCTAAGTTACCCGACACATCACACGCTAGAGTTTTAGAACCCCCGAGAAATCGGGGGTTTTTTTTTGCCCTATACTAAAGTATAGTGCCAGCACCTACGCGGTGGGCGTTCCGCCACAAACCCCACCCCCCACCCGCCACAAACTTTTTCTGTATCTGTTCGTAAATGTTTCTGTGTGTATCTGTATCTATCTGTCATTGCATGTTGCTATACTAAAGTATAGCGTAAATTGTTTTGTATCTATCTGTGCCTGTCTGTACCTAAATGCGTTAAATGCCCTTTATTTGCAAGGGTTTTCTAAGTAGAGTAACTTCTGTATCTGTGGTAGAATTGCCGTAGGCAATGGGGGACATTTCAGATAGTCTGCTAGTCGGTTCGTTGCTTAGGCTATACTTTAGTATAGTCGGAAAGGTTAAGAAATGAGTAAGTCATTAAGTGAACTATCTGCAAAGATAGTTGAGAATTATACGAAAGGTTTAATCTCTCAACATGAGTTAAACCAAGAACTGTTTTTGCTTTTAGCAGAACATACAGAAGCGTGGTTTAAGATGCCATTCTACGAAATTGTTTTGGCAGGAATAAGCAAGGGCTGTATTCAGCACTATAACCAATTCGTTTCCGACTTAAAAGGATTGGGGCTGTAATCATGGCAGATAATGCTTTTTGGGTAGTGCAAGTTTCTACTCCGTATAAATCTTTAGCCAAGCGTGGCGAATTCCGTCAGGAGTTTGGCAAATTGTCCGTATCTTACGATTTAGACAAGCGTCTTGATTATTTGGTTGGCATCAAGGTTGATGGTATTGTGGAAGAGTTTGGCGAGATGCCAGATGATGAAACTATTACTGCTTGGCGTGATGAAATCAAGGAACGCTTAACCGTTCAGGCTATACTAAAGGATAACGGCAATGTCTAAACCTGTATGCAGTTATGATGAGTGTGATACTGAACTCAGCATGTCTAATGAGTTTGAGTTGCTTACTGAGCAATCACCTAGTGGTGCGTTGTATTTTTGTACTTCGCTTCATGCTACAATTTGGTCAATCATTAAAGAAGGAGATAAGTAATGAGCAAATCAACTAATGTTTGGAGTAAGTATGCGGATACGCCTACTTACATTGTTAAGCGTGAGAGTGTACGCTCTCGCGATAAGCGTGCATCACAAAAGCGTAATGTTCGTATCCATGTTGACGCTATACTAAAGGATAGCACTGATGTTGAAGGTGGTGATGATAATGAATAAAGATGACATCAAGTTTGCACTCTTATTGGGTGCTATAACGGTTTGGTTCTTTGGCATGTTTGCTTTGCAAATTGCATACATTAACTCAGGAGGAAACTAATGAAACTCACTAACCGTGGTCTAATAGTAGCGTCCCTATCGTTAGGGGTAGGGGCGTTACTAGGTCTACATCTATTGGCTATTATTATCGTTAAGATTGGAGAACTACTATGAAGCAAATTTTTTCAGCAATAGCAAGGGTTTTTAGGGGTAATGCTGTCCCTAATTTCCACGATACCGGTATGGATAATCCTATCTATGACGAATTAAAGTGGGAGTTCCAACAACGCAATCCAAATTTCACACTAACCAAAGGAGCATGATTATGAAGTCACAATTCACTGTATGGGCTATCATCTTTACTGATGCGAGTCTACCTATCCCTTCCACGCTATGGGATTGGAAACTTGGTTCTGCTATTTTCACTACGCAGGAAAAAGCATCTGCCTATGCTAAAGAACTTAACGAGATGGATAGTTTCTATCTTCATTCTATCATTGAGTTAAATGTTTTCTAAGTTGAGCAACTTATCTAAGTGTGCTAAACTAGAGTTGCAGACGACAGGTATGTCTTCTGCATTACAACTGAATAAAAATCCACAAGCACTATACTTTAGTATAGTTACAAAACCTTTAGGAGGTTTAGATGCCCGACATTAACAATGAAGAAGCAGTTCCAGATAGTTGGGGCTGTGTAGGTTGTCACAACGAACATGTTGGTGACGATGAACTTGGTTACACTGGTAACTCTGGCAGAGTTTGCAGTAGTTGTCATGGTGTGTGTCCACACTGTGAAGGTAACTTTAACATAAACAGTGGCTATGGTCATGCTGATAATGGCAATGGTATGCATTGTAATCGTTGTACTCGTGACTATTTCGTGATGTGTTATGAGTGTGATGATTGGTCTGACCGTGATGATTGTTCTCGTGACCGTCATGACCGTCTAGTTTGCTCTTCTTGCATAGACATGTATTACGAATGGTGTGATAGTTGTGACCATTATTCTCGTGAAGATGATGATTACCATAACTGTACCGACCACCGCATCATGAACTATGACTATCGCCCTACCCCTATCTTCTATCACACGCTTGACGAGTTCAATAATGCTCCCGTTATACTAAAGGATAGCAGGTTCATTGCTCGTCACTATCGCCAGATTGCTTATCTCGGTCTGGAGATTGAGGTTGAGTGCATCTCTGGCAGTATCAAGACAGGCTGTGACTTATTCAATAGTCATGATGAACTGTTCTATCTCAAGAGTGATGGCTCTATCAACCATGGTTTCGAGATTGTCACTCACCCCATGACCCTTAGTTGGGTCAAGGAACACTTCCCGTTTAGTGTCCTTGAGGACTTGGAGAGTAGTGGGTTTGAGTCGTGGAGTCCAGATACTACCGGTCTGCACATTCATGTGTCGCGTGACGGTTTCCGTAGCGAGTCACATCAGGGCTACTTCATCAACCTTATTACTCGCAATCAGACCTTCTTTGAGGCACTTGCTGGTCGTAGTGGTTCTCGTTGGGCATCCTTCGATAGGGGTAATCTCAAGAACATTGGTCGGCGTATACGCCGTCAATACAGTACCGATAGGTACTCTGCCGTTAATGTGCAGAACACACCGACCCTAGAGGTGCGTATCTTTAACGGTTCTCTCAATCGCCGTAGACTGATGATGTCTATGGAGTTAGTGGATGCTTGTGTAAAATACACAGAGTTCATGACTCCTAAAGATGTCATTACTGGTAAGTCTTTCGATTGGGAACAATTCGCTAAATGGGTATCCACTCATAGCGATACATACACAACACTAAATGAATACATAACAGAGTTCCAGACTACTGGACAGATTGGAGAATAACATGTGTCTACTAATGGTTACTTTAGGCGAGATGCCTAATCGCGATTTCTTATTCAATGCTAGCGAGAACAACCCTGACGGTTTTGGTTTCGCTGTCAATCATGGTGACCGTATCGTCACTGGTCGTAGCATGAAGCACGAGCGTTTGATTGAGCGTTTCTTAGATGAGATGTCTAAGAGCAAGAACCCTGTCGGTATGTTCCATGCACGCTACACTACGCATGGCACTACTACGCTTGAGAACAATCATCCGTTCCGCGTTGATGGTCGTTACGATACTGTGCTAGCCCACAATGGCATCATGCCTATCACGCCACGCAAGGGTGACGATAGGTCTGATACTCGTATCTTTGCTGAGGACATTCTTGGTTCTGTTGGTCTTGAGCAGTTAGATACCAAGTCTGGTTTCCAAAACCTTGAGAACTTCATTGGTGCTAGTAAGGTTGCTATCCTTACTAATGCACCAGAGTTGCGTGACTCTGTGTACATTCTCAATGAACACATGGGTGATTGGGATGGCGACATCTGGTGGTCTAACTCCACTTACAAGTATTCTTATACGCCATACAAGGGCTACACTGCTAGTGGCTATGTGCCTAATGCATGGGACGAGCAAGCATGGTCTGGTACTACTGTCGGTAATGGTAACTGGTGGAATGACCCTAATGATGAGTATGTTAAACTGTCAGATGTTTCAGAAGAAATACATTGTCTTACATGTCTAAAGAACTTGACGATTGACGACTTGACTGCTGGTATCTGTGATGTGTGCAACACTTGTCTTGACTGTGTAGAACACTTCACTGATTGCATGTGCTACACTCCAGAGGTTGCACGCAAGAACCTTCCTGCTAACATCAACGAATACCTACAATAAAGTATACTATAGTATACCCTAACAGATAAGGAGAATAACATGGCTAGATTATTTTTGACCGAGTATAAGTTCCTAAAGTTATCGAAGGCTCGCAAGCATGATGTTCGTGTTGTGCTTTCGGCTATCGAGAACGAGAGCGAGCGTATCGTTCCTGAGCGTGACTCATGGAACAGTAGTGTTTCTTACATTAACAGAATGTCAGGATACAATGCTAATGTAGTTATCGATGGCAAGATTGCATTCTCTGTTAACGCTTCGATACTGCACAGAATAACACGAAGTCTAGAAGAAGAATGCAGTAAAGCATTCGACCAACTACCACCCAACTAGGAGGAAACATGACTAACAAATTACCAGAGAAAGTAGTAACAATGCTCGTCATTAACTATGATGTGGCACAGGTTAAGCAACAGTTCTTTAAGGAGGTTGAGCCTACTTTGCCACAGTTAATTGGTGTGGTTAAGAGTTTGCTTGGCGTGGACATACCGCAATCACTTGATGCGATTATGTTCCTTGATGAGAATGGTGACATCATCTATGGCACTGCACCAGATGAGGTGGGGGAGATTGATGATGGACCGGACATCCGTGAGGGTGATGCCGAAAGTTTGGCAGAGATACAGTTAGAGCAGCGTGCTGCTGATGAGAACTATGGAGGTGGTAGTAATGGCTAAGTTCCGTATCTATTACATAGAAGAAAGTCACGGTAACATTTTGTTTGATGCCGAGAACTTGGATGAAGCAAGAAAGTTATACGAACAATTGTTTGATGGTGAGATTTTTGAAGAAGACTTACCTAACTTTGAGCGTCGCGAAAAATCAGGACAGGTACACTATACTGATTTGCGTGCTTGGAATCCAACAATCACTATACTAAAGGATAGCAATGAGTAGGGTTGTACAGCATCCTATCTATCACTGGGTCACGATTGACCTTGAGGATGTTGTTGGTTTGCCAGACTATGACGGTACACAGACCTGTGCTCAGGTAGGTCTTGAGGCTTTCTATTATGAGGCTGATGAAACTAGTGAGCCATGGTATGTAGAGGGTGGTGAGCGTCCTTCTACCATGCGTCAGATACGCTTGCCGTACCCTACTTACTCTAGGTTAGATGCCACACTAATTAATGTGTGTCACGATTGTCCTTTCGTTGCAAGGTGTTTCGGTCATGCCCTACTCAATGAGGAGTTTGGTTTCTGGGGTGGTACTAATCCTGGTGACCGTAAACGCCTACGCAAAAAGTTGGGTATCAAGTTGAGTGATAGTAAGTTCTATCAGTTCTCTGATGCTGATGCTCGTGCGTTGGCTAAGATTTTTGCTTCACTAAATGTAGAGGAGGATGCCGATGGACTGGAATGAGGACGACTATGAGCGTATCAAGGAGATACAATCTATGTCACCAAACTTTATCAAAGATGCTATTGATTGGTGGAACGGCGTGGCGAATGAAAGCGTCAAGCGTTTTGTAGTAGTGACATGCTATTATGAATGGTTGGCTCTACAAGCAGATAAGGCTGATGATGTGTTAGCCGAATGGAACAAGGAGGTATAGGTTGGATGTATACAGTGTATCATTAACTTTACGAGTTGAGGCTGATAGTAAGATAGAAGCCTTAGATAGGATTAAGGAATTGTTCGGTGAGGTGGCTGAAATTGACATCTCTGATGAGGTTAACAGCGATTTGTTCGCTGAGTTAGGAGTAGATTATGATTAAACATTATGCTGTTGTTGTTGGTGAAGTAGATAAAGATGGGGTCATTAGGTATTCTATTGACCATCAGTCTGCCTTCAGGTTAGGTGGTGTTGCTTATGATGATGTTAGTGGTGAGTGGATTTCACCATCTAACCTTTGGAAGTATGGCAGGAGTGAGGAGTATGACAGCGAGTTCGTTATGGGTATCTACAAGAACCTAGTTAAGGAGGAGTGGGATGAGGACACGGAAGAAGGAGTTGGAGGCTCTAGTTGAATGTCTTAGTCGTGAGCATAATGATGTGGATAGCCTCGCTACCGAAATCTGGAAGATGATTGATAGCATGCGTAGGGACAGGGAGTTGTATGTTCTTGCTGTCCGTCATGCTGGCGTCAATTTTATTTATGGACCTTATGAGTCCGAGAACTTAGCATTGAAAGATGCTGAGGCTGGTAGTATTAGAAGGATTGATAGCAGTGACAAGTGTATGTTGCTTAAGGTTCATGCTCCTTCTAAAATGTTTGAGTCGGATGAGCCGACTCTTTTTGATACCAGATAGGGTATACTATAGTATACCATTGTAGTTAGTATGTTAGCCCCTAAGGGGGCTAACTATTAACTAATTACTAAGTAATTTAATTATAGCCACATGTGTCTGCGACACGCCGTTACCCTAAGGTCTACGGTGTTTCTTGGGTTTATGTGGTAGAGTATTCGGAGGAGGATATATGTCGATAGTTATTGATGGGTTTGAGTTACCCGAACATGTTAGTTATTCAGCGTTCACGACTTGGCTTGACTGTGGCTTCAAGTACTACCTGTCTAGGGTAGTGCAGGAGTCTGGGTCTGCTTCTTGGTGGTTGGCTGGTGGGTCGGCTGTTCATACAGCATCAGAGGTCTTTGACCAAGCATACTTTGAGGAGAGTGGCAAATGAGTAAAACTTCATTATCCCCAGATTTCCTAGATGGTGTGTGGAAAGATGCATGGGAAGCAGAGAAAAGCCGTCAGCGTGCTTCTACGGGGCAGGAAGAGGCACTCTGGAGGGCAGGGGGTAGAGCCTCTAAGGCTAACCCAGATAAAGAGAATGGTGATTGGTGGGACACCGCAGGTCGCGACATGCTACAGAAGTGGGTGGAGTGGCGTACAGGGTCACATGGCTGGGACATTTGGGTAGACACAGATACCGGTAAGCCAGCAATCGAACTAGGACTCAAGCCCACTCTTGGTGGGGTCACAGTTCAGATGCACATTGACCGAGTAATGGTTACCCCAGAGGGTGAGTTAGTTATCCTAGACTTGAAGACAGGACAACGAACCCCATCATCAGACTTACAGTTAGCATTCTATGCTGCTGGGATAGAGAAAGAACTAGGTGTCCGTCCCCAGTATGGGACTTACTGGATGGCTCGCAGTGGTGCAACATCACCGCTAGTCAACCTAGATTTCTATAGCCTAGAACGAATAGAAGAAATGGTATCAGAATTTGACCGAGCCAGAAAGGCTCACATCTTCTTACCCAATCTAAATAACTGTAAGATTTGTGACCTAACAGATAAATGCAAGTGGTTCAAGAAGGAGGACTAATGTCAGAAAAAACATATGTAATCAATGTGAAGACCAAACTTGGAACAATCTTCACTGTCAGGGCAGACACAGCCGAGGAACTAGATGCCAACATTGCAAGTGTTATCGCACTTGATTTGGCTGGCTCTGTTGCTGGGCTAGAAGAAATCATCACTGGTATCAAGACAACAACACCAGACCCAATCGCTATCATTCAGGATAGTCTAGGTGGCACAGTAATCAGTGAAACACCAACTGCTGGCTTCGCACCAGTGCCTCCGCCACAAACTAATTCTGTCTCTGTTGGTGCACGAATGTGTAACCACGGTCCAATGACAGGGCGTAAGGGTACAGGTCAAAAGGGTGAATGGAAAGGCTTGTTCTGTCCAACCCCTAAGGGTACAGCAGACCAATGCCAACCTATCTGGTTGACTCGTAAAGATGCCGAATGGAATTCTATCTAAGGGGATAAATGAAAACACTAACTAGGTCCGTAGGTAGACCTGAAATCGGTGGAGAACCGTTGCCAAGTGTTTTTCGTACCTTTGAGAATAACCAAGTGACCTTGCGTCGTTCCGAACTCTCCATGATTGCTGGAGAGCCAGGAGCGGGCAAGTCCACACTGGCATTAGCAATGGCTCTACGAATGCGTGTACCCACTCTGTATCTGTCCGCAGATACTAATGCACACACAATGGCAATGCGACTCTACTCAATGCTAACAGGTGAGTCACAGTCAGAAGCAGAAAAGATTATAGCCAACGACCCAGAAGGGGCTAAACAAAAGTTAGCCCTAGCAAATCACATCTATTGGTCTTTCGACTCCTCACCCAACTTAGGTGACTTGGATGATGAAGTGACTGCTATAGAGGAAATGCTTGGTCGTCCACCAGAACTAATCGTGGTAGACAACCTTATGGACGTGGCTATGGATGGTGGAGAAGAGTTCAGTGGTATGCGTGGAGCGATGAAGGAACTAAAGTTCTTGGCTCGTGACACGAACGCTGCAGTACTCGTACTACATCACACTAAGGAGTCTTACAACTCTGACCCTTGTCCACCTCGTGCCGCTGTACAGGGTATGGTGAACCAGTTGCCAGCACTAATCTTGACTGTCGGTCAACAGACCGGACTGATGGGTGTTGCTTCTGTAAAGAACCGTTATGGTAAGGCTGACCCTGGTGGTAACTCACCAGTGTGGCTGAACTTTAACCCAGAGTACATGTATCTTGCTGACCTTGAGGAGGTACGCTAATAGTGGGAATATTTACAATCATCCTATGCCTTGGCGTACTTGTTGTAATCCTTCTGGAAGAAGGTATTTGGTAATGTGTAATCAGACGGAAGACATGATTAAAGTTACCAAAGTTCTTAAAGAAAAGTTGGAAGCAGATGAGTAAAAGTAAAGACATTCTTTATCCAAAGGGAAATAATGATGAATGCTATACACCAGCAAATGGTGTAAAGCCAATTCTAGAATTTATTCCTAAAGATAAAATTGTCTGGTGTCCTTTTGATACCGAAGAAAGTGAATTCGTAAAACAGATTTCAAAAACAAACAAGGTAATCTATAGCCACATTTCTATTGGTCAAGATTTCCTTAACTTTGAACCTGAATTCGAATGGGATATGATAGTATCTAATCCACCGTTTACCAATAAAAGGGCATACTTTGAACGAGCATTATCTTTCAATAAACCATTTGCTTTGATTATGTCTAACACTTGGCTAAATGATTCAGCACCAAAGAAACTATTTAAGGAAAAAGAATTGCAACTTCTTATGTTTGATAAGCGTATGAAGTTCAATAGCCCAGACGGAAGGGCTAATAATAAAATTACTTTTTCTAGTAGTTACTATTGCTGGAATTTTTTACCAAAGCAAATAGTTATACGAGAACTTGAGGATATAAATGAGTAAAGCAAAACAGAAAGGCACTGCTGCAGAAACAGCAGTAGTCAACTGGCTACAATCGAAAGGTAGGAAACACGTTGAACGTAGAAGCCTCAACGGTTCTGCTGACAGGGGCGACATTGCTGGCATGGGCAATGTGGTTATTGAGGTAAAGAACTGTGAACGTATGGAGTTGTCCAAATGGCTCAAAGAACTAGAAGTAGAAATACAGAACGATAAAGCAGAAACAGGTGTAGTGATACACAAGAAAAAAGGAACAACAAATGTTGGGGAATGGTACGCTACATTTCCTGTAGCATTATGGTTCACTCTAATTGAACAGGCAGGTTATTAAGGAGTGATAGATGAGCGAAAAGCACAGTATTGTTGCAATCATAGAAAACTACGGCGGAGACGTTGGTTCAGAAAGAATCGGGTGGTACAAAATACGTTGCCCATTTCACGACGATACCCATGCCTCGGCGACTGTGAATCTGGAATACCAAGCATTCAACTGTTTTGGTTGCGGCACTAAAGGTGACACCTACAAAATAATAATGGAACAGGAAGGAGTAGAATATCGTGAGGCTTACATCATCGCAGAGAGAATCGTTAGAGAAAGCGGTAGGGCACTACCAGCAGTCAATCGGTCTAGCAGAAGAGTATCTAGCCAGTCGGGGATTATCTCTAACAGACGCGGATACAGTCCGCCTCGGTTACGTCGCAGAACCTCTACCGGGACATGAACAGTTCACTGGAAGGTTATCGATACCTTACATCACACCATCAGGTGTGGTAGATATTCGATTCCGTTCCGTTGGACCACAAGAACCTAAGTACATGGGAATGCCAGGTACTCAGACAAGGTTATACAATGTGAACGCATTGTTAACAGCAGAAAACTATATAGCAGTAACAGAAGGAGAAATAGATGCAATTACACTCAACTATAAATGCGGTATCCCAGCGATTGGCGTACCTGGTGCGAACAATTGGAAAAGGCATTACAGCCGTTTACTTCAAGATTTTGAAAAAGTCTTTATCTTCGCCGACGGTGACCAGCCAGGTCAAGACTTCGCCAAAAAAGTCTCCCAAGAAGTCAGCGGAGTAACAGTAATCAACATGTCCGAAGGACATGATGTTAACTCAACCTATTTAATTAACGGTGCAGAATATTTTCTGCAGAAAGTAGCATAAAGTGTCAAACATTAAAAACCTTTTTTGGGACGAGTTCTTTGAAGAGTACGGTAGTAATGGTGAAAAGGTTACAGATAAGAAACTGTGGCTAGAAATTGATGAACCCTTATGGTTCAAGGCAAGCGGTACAAAGGCGACAAATGGAAAACAAGGAGACACTGGAAATAGCAGTAAGGTTGATAAGCAATCTGGGGATGAATGTGATTGCTGTGACGACAGACCAACAGCAAAACTTGCTGTTAACAGTACTAGTACCAAAAGTGTAGACTCATTCTACTGGAACGTCAATGATGTGGCAGATGAAGCAGTTGATGTGCTTCTCAGAAAGCACGAAGACTATGGTCCTTCTAACATTGCTGATGCGCCTGGTGGTGCAGTCAACGGTCTAGTGGTACGCTTGCATGACAAGGTTGCACGACTATCTAATCTGACCAAGACAGGTAATGACCCAAAGAATGAATCACTCTATGATACATTCCTAGACATTGCCAACTATGGACTAATTGGCATGCTAGTGTTGCAAGGCAAATGGGACTCAGGTGACTAGATGAAAAGCATAGTGGTAATACCAGATATGCAAATCCCCTACCATGACCCTCGTGCTGTCAAGGCTGTTATGAACTTTGTAGCAGAGTATCAACCAGATGAGTTATTCTGTGTAGGTGATGAGGCTGACAGTCCAGAACCATCACGTTGGAACAAAGGCTTGGCTGGGGAGTTCGAAGGGACTCTCCAGAAAGGTCTGGACAAGACAACTAAAATCATGGTTGGCTTCAAAGAAGCCCTCGGTGATAAACCATTCCACACTATTAGGAGTAACCATGGCGATAGAATCCAAAACTACGTCTCAAGATATGCGCCCGCGCTCGCATCTTTACGGGACCTTGAGTATAGCAAACTGCTTCGGTATGCTGAAAACGAGATTACATATCACGATAAGTTCTATGCCTTCACCCCTGGGTGGGTACTCGCTCATGGCGATGAAGGTCGTGCCAACAAACAACCTGGTGGTACGGCTCTTACCTTGGCTAAGCAAATTGGGTCTTCAGTTATCTGCGGACACACGCATAAACAAGGTATACAACATGAGCACACTGGATTCGGTGGTAGTATTAAGCACCGACTCTACGGTGTTGAGGTGGGACATCTCATGGACTTGGCACAAGCGTCCTATCTCGGACAGACTGGTGCTAATTGGCAGCAAGGGTTCACAATTTTATATCAACGTAGAGGCAATGTAACACCTGTGACAGTACCCATTAATGGACGTTCATTCGTCGTTGAAGGAACAGTGTATGAGTGGTGAAGAAACGTTTAGTGAGTCAACAGTCGAAGACTATGCACCAATGGTACATCAGATATCGAAAGAGTATCATCGGAAATATGGGATGGTGGACAGACAAGACATAGCCCAAGAACTATGGCTATGGTTCGCTACCCATACACGTAAACTTGGTGAATGGGAACAAGAGTTCCCTGATATGAAAGAACGTGACCGTCTAGTTGCAAGGTCTTTACGAAATGCAGCATACGACTATTGTTTCAAAGAGAAAGCAAACATCGAAGGTTATAGTACAGAAGATGTATTCTTTTACAAAAAAGAATTCATCAAACTACTACTACCTTCTATTATTGCTGGCGACTGGAGTCGCTTAGAAAGTGCATTAAGTTTAGGTGGTAAAACACCTAAAGCACCAGCAGAGTCAAATGATTGGATGGCTTACAAAGCAGACATTCAAAAGGCTTTGGACACTCTGGAAGTTAAAGACCGTGAACTAGTGGAACAGTTCTATGGTAACGACATTGATGGGGTTACACTTCATCAAGAGTTACTTCCAGAGAAGTCAACGGCTAGGGCTGCAATGATGCAGGCTAACCGAGCATTAAACAAAATGGTTAGAACACTTGGTGGTTTCCCACCAGAAAAAGATAAGGAGAAAGATGGCAATGAGTAAATTAACCGAAGACACATACGAAAAGATTATTGATTTTCTTTTAGAAAAGATTGATACTTTGACGGTAGAACTAACTGCTGCAAAAGCATTGGCACAGAAACGACTCAATGATTCCATTGACCAGTTCGATGCTAGTCTAAAGAAACCATTTCCTAATAAAAAGGATAAGCACCAGTGGGATATCTACAAGAAGAAGATTAACGAACCACGTTGGCATTGGTATAATTAAATAAAAAAAAGACCCCCCAAGGAAAAATCCAAGGGGGGTTTTTTAATTTCTTTACTTGCCTTTATATTTGAAAATCCATTTAGGATTAACACCTTTGCCGACTTGCCAGAATGGCGTAGGTTGAGCCTCAAAATGTAGATGAGAACCAGTATGAGCATTACCTTCAATACCTACATCAGCGATATGCTGACCCATCTTAACAATGTCTCCAGCCTTAACATAAGACTTCTTAACATGTGCATAAGTACAGTAATAGGTTTTGAAACGGAACTTATGTTTAATAGTTGGTGAGAACTTACCAAGAGCAGGTCCTTGTGCACCAACAGAAGTCACAATACCATCAGCAACAGCATACACTGGCGTGCCCAGGGTTTCCCCAAAGTCTACACCTTGATGCCAGCCAGACTGCCACTGTGGACCTTTAACGCCATACTCACAAGTTACTTTAGGGGTTTTAACTGGATACGCCATTGCCGACTCCGTAACGGTTGTCTTGTGGATTAACAAAGTTGATTGCTACTGTAACTGCAGCAATAATGAATGGGGTCAATACCGGACCAAGGTTCAAGCCACTAGCATTATCTAGAAGCCAAACAAGTCCAGCACCAGCACCAATCTTTACTGCTGTAGCAATAGGACTAGTGGCTAACCATTTTAAGAATTTCTTTTTCATTATAGTTTCCTAACTGTGACGATAAGATTACCGCCAAAACCATTGTTGATTTTGTCTGGAGAGGACTCGTTAGTAAAACTAACACTCTCAATGATGGCATCATATGTTTCATCAATACGATAGTCTGTAATCGAAACAATGTCACCAAGTTCTTCCATCGCTTCCAACTCCATTAGATGGTCGTAGGCTTTGCCTACATAACCAGCAGATGAATTGTATCTATCCATTTCAATATCGAAACAAGATAAAGGAAGTTGAATGATGCGTTGACGCTTAGAAGCAGGTAATGATTTCAACTGATACGATGTCATTACTGGTACAGTAGTGTATGGAGTGCCGTTGGTGAAAGTAAATCTAAATCCTGCAGCCTCACGAGGTGCTTTAATACTAGTCAAACCTACGTCAGTATTAATTGACTCTTGAGTGATGGTATCAATATTAGTAAACACCCCAGCCTCATTAAAGGATTGAATGTTGATAAAATCATTAGCATTAATGTTTCCATTAATTTTCATATACTTAAAGAATTTTGGCTCAACAGTAGCATAACGGATAATACCAGTGTCAATATATCCAGAAGTTACTTTTTTGGTGGTGTGTTCTATTTGTATTTCACCAACACCATTTTCATCAAGAACCATTGCTATTTGATTATTAATATTAAATACTTCAGTAGAAAGAGTCGAATTTCCTGTTGATGAACGATATTCTAAATCATATGCCCAAGGATATGTTCCATCATCAAACTTATTTGATAAATCAACTCTAACAAGAATAGCATTTTTAATCCCATTAGGACCAGTAGCCTGTGCAGAAACAAGGGCATAGTTATCTTTAGTAGTGATGCCATTGCATTCTGTGTTAACCTCACTACGGAATGTTAATGGACCAAGAATAAGGTCACCATAAACATTCTGTTGAGCAATACGAATACCTTTAGAGGTAGCGATTATTAGTGAGCCTAAACGATATTCAATGCGATTAACTACTTCGCCAAATGGAAGTTTTATAGCCATTTGTGCACCAGCAAAATCAGCAACATTGGCTACATCATCATAGCCAATAGCATAGATTTCACTGTGACCATTAGCACGACCAGCAATAAAAATACTACTTGCACTACTAGTTGCATCAACCCAATTCCAATTCTCATTAGAATGAGAAAACAAAACAGAAACAGTACCACCAATAGTATTATTACTTGTTAATGTTAATTCTGCAGAACCAGTATGGTTACCATTAGTATCACTACCACCAGAGGCTAAACTTCCAGGTTTAGTACGCAAAGAATAGACAACATTGGTTGAACTAAAAATAAGATTACCTTTAGTATGTTTAATAAAAGCAGAAGACACAGCAGATGATGAATGACGATATAAAACAACATCATCATTAGTATTAATAGTTCCCTTGTGGATACATGTACTGCATACAGCATAGTAATGTGTACCATCAGTAGTAACAGATAATATTGGGTATGTAGTTGCCCCACCATGACCAGTTATTGTTGTAGCAGCACCACCAGAAGTATACACAGTATTAGACATGCTGGTGTCATCGCCAGCAATTTTTAACTTACGCAAAGAACCATCATTGCTACCAAGAACAATGCAATCATTAGAACCATCATTGGCTTCACAACCATGAAAATTTGCTGTACCAGGAGAGTAACCATAGTATACTTGTGGAAGCATACTGAGTTCGCCAATGTTCCAACAATCAATACCACGAGAATCTTTAAACCTAAAGCCAGCAGTAGGCTCAACACCAGGTTCAAAGTAATTAATACCAGCACCCTCATGCCAAGATGTTTGAGAACGCAACCACCAACCAGTTAAAGACTGTTCTCCTGGAGTATTAGAAGCATCAAACTGGTCCTTCTTAAAAGGAGCACTTTCACGAACATAAGGTGTTTGGTTATCAATTCTTAAAAAGAATGGCGTAGTATTAATAGAGATATCGTAGGCTGCATTACTTGGTTCCCACTTTTTAACATCAGCAGTGTAAGATAAGTTATAGGGAATATCTTCTGTGATATCTTTATTAACCATTAGGCAGCCTCGTATGTTCCTGTAATTATCATTGAGTCACTAGTTCCCCAAGCAAATGGGACTGTAGTATTTGTAGGACTTCTTCCATAGTTTGCCGTTCCAGCAACATCAGGATTTACAATTGGGGTTATAGTTCCAGAAGAACTAATAACCGCAATCCCAGGATAACGCAAAGAACCATTATTAAACATAGCAATTCCAACAGTGGTTGTTGCTGGAGTGTATCCTGTTGGTGTTGAGAATGCTAAATCTGCAGTACCAAAATTTGAAGTACCTTTTGTTACATAAATTCTAAAATGAACAGTCTTACCAATAACACAATATTTGTATGTCGGACTTGATGCACCAGTAGCATTAACACCAGTTCCACTCCAAGTCGGAGTCCAAGAAGACCAAGAACTTTGATTCGCAGCAAGGGTGGTTCCAGAAACACCACCAATGGTAGAGTTGGCATCAAGAACTGCAGAAGTAAAAGTTTTATTTGTAACAATCTTGGTGTTGGTTGTAGTTAATAAAAGTGAAGTATCTGCAATACCATGAACACTAGTAGTGTCATCAAAGTGGTCTTGTGCTTCCTGCAAATCACGAGCAGTAATCATGTGACGAACTTTAGTAGAAACACTATCAGTTGTTAAACCATGAGCAACGGCAGTAGTACCATCTTGTCCACGAGTAACAGTGAAAGTATCCCCACCACTACCAGAAATACCAGTAACAGTTACAATCTCTTCAGCAGTAGTATCAGGAGCAATGACCATAGTGAATGGGAATGTTGGTACACCAGAAATAACATTAAGTTGCATTGTTGCTTGACTGTTATCCATAGCAGCAGCAAGTGTACGCTCTGTAACAGTTGATGAATAATTACGATTTCCCATTAATTACCTCGTGTAATGTAGACGAATTGGATAGCGACTTTGCATCTTGTTTACTTCTTGCTGTAAACGTTGCTGATATAAAGCCAAAAGATATTTAGAAGCAGCAGTACCTGCACCATAGGCACGACCAGCAATCTGAGAGTTTTGGTCTGCCTCAGCAGAACCAAACACTAGACGACCAGGGTCAATAAAAGCAGACAAACGATACGCTGCACCAAGAACAATAACGTCCTTAGCAGAATCATTCAAACCACTAATAGTAGAAAACTCATCAGAAGAATTATCTAAAGGTTGTGGTTGTGAAGCATAAGTTACCTGAACAGTACGACCAGGAAGAATGTTATCATAAACACTCAAAGTTTTATTAGTATCAAATGTTGCAGCATTTGCTGTGGTATCCAAACGCCAGTTACGAATAGAGTACCATTCGCGACTAGGACCAGTTGACTGCCACGAAAGTGACAAAATGTTTTCAACATCATCAGGAAGAGCATAAGTACTCTTTGCTGGATTGTAACTAAAAGTATAATTCTTTACAGCAAATAGTCCAGGGAACACATCATAAATAGTTTCATTGACAGCATTCTTGATATCAAGGGCAGGGAATGTTGGGGAAATAATTACCTTAGCCCCAGCCTTATGTGATGAAACCTGTGTACCATTATAGCCACGACCATAAGGAGGAATCTCCAAAGTATGATTAGTCCGGTCAAAGTTGTCAACCCAAATCAATTCATTATCAATCTGGATAACACCATTAGAAATATTTTCAGCAGACTTAATATTTATAATAGTAGGGTTGCTACTAGTAGTTGCAGTTACTGCCTGTGTCAAATATGTTTGACGGTCTTGATGTAAAGTGAAACCAGAAAGTTTACGAGAAACTTCATCAATCATAGAACTTAATGTAGCCATTACTTCTTCTTCCTATTCTGGTTACCTTTACCAATATTCTTAGACGCACTCATAGCACGAAGATTACGAACACTACCATTTTTGTAATTGTTGTCCTTGTGGTCAACATGAGTCTTCTTAGACAAAGACTTACCAGTAGCACGCTTATAATCTAAACGAGCAGCGTTAGTTGAGGTGGCTTTCTGACCAGTTTTAATAACATAAATCTTACGTCCACCATTTGCTTTACTACCCTTATAGGGTCCGTAAACTTTCTTTTTAGCAACAGCCATTTAATTCCCTAAGCAGTGAAAAACTCTGATGCACCATCTGCATCAAGATTATTGGCACTTGATAATAAATCACACACAGCATTAAGACCAAGACCATTAGTTCCTGCCTTAGCATTCAATGCACCAAGCAGGTCAAGACCATTAGTGTTAGCCCAAACATTTGCTGCACCCTGTGCATCAAGAAAAGGGTCATTACCTGTGCGACCAATAACACGATTTAAATTTAATTGTAGACCAGAAGCCATTACCATTTCACCTTATCAGCCCAATACGCTGCAGACATTTTGCCCTTAGCGATGTTCTTTGCATGCCTTGCTTTAAACGAATGCCTACGAGCAGCATAGGCTGCTGACTCCCCCTTTTTCTTGGGGGAGCCAGACACACCTTGTTGACCGAAGTGAATCGTCTTAATCTGTGTACCAACTTTAGCCACAACAACATGTGACTTAGTTGGGTGATTAGGTGTACGCTTAGGCTTATTATAGCCTGATACACCTGCACGTTTTAGACGAGAATCAATCATAACTGCTACTTGCCTCGTGGCAGTCTTGTCTTGTTAAAAGCCTTTTTGCGACTTGCGTACTTAGCATTAATCTTTGCACGTGCAGCAGCATGGTCTGCTTTCAATTTCTGAAGACGCTCAACATTAACTTGCTTCAAGTTACTTAGTTCTTGTGCGCGAGTTAAAGGGGCAGCACCTGCACCGCGATATCCACTCTTTCTTAATTGAGCATACTGTGCTGCTGTCATAAGAGGTTTTGGTTTCTTTGTTGGCATTATTGTTTTCCTTTGCTATCGAGTATTTTTACTATACTTGCCGACATTATTTTTGTATTCATTAGAAGAATACCATGCGTCAAGATTTCGTTTAGATTGTGCTACACCGAAATCTTCTTTACGTATAGTCTGTTCTCTTTTAGTTAACAGTCTTCCACCAACACCATTAAAATATGGACCGAGTTGTTCCATGTCATAAAGGCGGGCAGTATTGTTTTTAATTTTCTTTGGTTTTTTTCCAGGAGTAATTTCTACTGGATGATATGGAGTACGAATACCAGCCATAATTAACCTCGGTAGTTTTTGTATGCTGCTTTTTTCTCTTTAGCACGTTTGATAGCAGCCTTGGCGATTGCTTCATAACCCTTAGGAACCGTATAACGGTCTCCACCAGCAGCACCGACAGCCTTCATAGCAATCTGCTTGTACTTAGCACCAGTCTTATTGCCAGCAGCCTTAGCGGTAGCCTTCTTAACTAACTGTGCATTGGTAAAACCACGTGGCTTACCAGTTCCTGCTTGAGGCTTAGGGTATGCTCCCCGAGCCTTCCAGCCTGCTTTTTCCATAGCAGCCTTGGCGATTTGATTCTTAGTTGCCATTATTATTTCTTACCCTTCTTGTTTGATGTAGAGTACCAGCCTTCAGTACCATAGTGTGCACCAACATGCGCAACCTGCGAACGTCTAATGCCTTTCTTTATTACCTTGTTGCGTGCCTTAACAGCAGCAACCTTCTTTGCACGGTCAGTAACCGCCTTCTTAACAACCGCATTAGCGGCAGTAGAAGCATTCTTTGCACTCATTGCTGCAGCACGGTCTTTAGCACCAGTTGCTATAGCCCTCTTAGCGGTAGCATTAGCACTACGAATAGCACCAGCCTTACCCGCTGCTGTAGTCCTTTTACCAGCATGAGTTAGTTTACTGCTATACTTTTTAGCAACATTCTTAGCAGACTGCTGGGCAGTCTTAGATGCTGCGGTAGAAGCAGCAGCCTTCTCGGCTGCCTTAGCAGAAGCCTCAGTAGACTGACGCACAATAGCACGCGAAGCAGTCATACCGGTATTGTTCTTTAGAGCCTGCTTGCGAACAACAGAAACAGCACCACGAACAGCAGTCTTGGTTGCCTTAATAGGACGAACAACTTTAAGTGCAGTCTTGCCAACATTCTTAGCGCCACCTTTTAGTGAACCAGTAGCAGCAGTTTTAGCAGCACCCTTAAGGCTAGCCTTACCTACAGCCTTGCTCACACCAGTCTTCAAGGCTTCCTTACCAACTTGACGTGCAGCAAGCATGGCAGATTTAGCACCAACCTCAGCAGCAAGAGTTCCACCACCAGTGAATACAGAACCAAAAATAGCGGCAGCAGTAGTACCAAGTTCCAAAGAACCTGCAAGAGCAGATTTAGCCATAGCACCATAGCGGTGCTGTTTCATTTCACCACGAAGTTTACTAAAGTCATCAACACCAAGAAGTTCATTCTTGATAAAGTTTCCTGTGCTTCGTCCAATGTTGAAACCTGGACCATTAGGTTTAGGTGCTTTAGGGGTTTTCAAAATGGTGGGATTAGTTTTTGGCTTAGTGTTACCATTAGTTGCATGCTGTGCAGTAGGTGGCTTGCTTTTACCTATACTAGTGTTGCGTAGACTGTTACCTAGAGCACCACTAACACGAGCCTTGCCGTAGAAACGGTTCATGCCTTCAAGAGTTTGAGCGTTGCCACCAGTTCTCTTGTATGCAGCAATATTGTTTTCAAAAGTTTTACCAGCACGTAGTTTCTGAATTGTCTGCTCAGAAACACGAATGTTTTTATTAAAGTTCTTAGCCTTAAAAGCACTCTGCTGTGATTGACTTAAATCATTCCAACCCATTACTTCTTACCCTTCTTGTATGACTTACCATATTCTTTACGGCGTTCAGACATACCTTCACTGCGTTCGTGTTTGCGTTCAGCAGCCTTAGATACGTAACGTTCGTTGGTAGCCTTTTCCCATACTGTTGTTTTAGCCATTAGTATTTTCTCTTTCCCATGCCACTCTTCTTTTGAGTGAACATTTGATTCTGTGCAAGGTTACCTGCACCAGCAGGACTTTTCCTTATGCGTGGAGAATTAACCCTAGGCAAAGGTTGATTATGCCCAATACCTTTATGACGGTTAGGGATAGTTGGATTTGTTGGTTTTGGCTTTGGTTTAAATTTTTGCATTTTTAACATTAGTAACCCCTACGTATTGATGGTTTGCGACGCGGTGGTGCAGCGATAATGCGTGGCTTCGGTCCTCTTGGTTTTGTACCAATTGGTGGTTTAGGTTTAGGCGAACCTGGACGACCAGCACCGGTCTTCTTCAACTTGCTATTCATAATGTATGCCATTATTATTTACCCCTTCGGCTTTGATTTAAAGCAATGGCAATTGCTTGTTTCCTTGATTTAACAACTGGTCCCTTTTGGGAACTCGTATGCAATTTGCCCACTTTGAACTCATGCATAACTTTTTCTATTTTAGTTTTAGGTTTACGCACCATACGCTACTCCTACCTCATTGCTAGCATCAATTGCTGCTTGAACTTTTTTACGACTTGTACCATCAGGTTGAATTCCCTGCTTGCGTGCACTTTCGTACAAGTTAAGTTCACTATCCCATTTCTTTGCAGTCCAACCACCAGCAACCATGTTGCCATTAGCATCACCAGTAGATAGTTGAAGGGTTTCAATTTTGCAAGTAAAGCAATCATGAACATAAGTTGTATGTTCATGTGGTTTGCTTTCCAAGCCATTGCTTGGTGACTCTGTAAATGTTTCATCACAGTCAGTGCAACCAAATAGGATTGGTTTGTAGTCAATATTTTCGTCTAGTCCCCATTGGACTATTTTGGCTATATGGCTGTGGGTCACATTTTTACTTTCAGACTAGTTTTATCAATAGCAATATTTGATGCCTGTAGGCAGTCACCGTAAGATTCATGGTCTTGTGTTTTGCATCCTGTGCGACAGTTGGACATTACTGTGCCCTTATCCAGGTAATCATTACTGCACCACCATTAAGTGATGGTGTAGCAGTTGAAGGAAAAGCGCCAGGAGATAATCCTGCTTGAGTAAAAGCATTTGCTACATATGCTAATGGTGGTGTTGCCATTCTTTGCAAGCCACTAACAGTTGAACTAGCAGCAGTACAAATAAAAGTATTTGCTGCACTTCCAGTTTCTTGTTTGGCTGCCAACCAATACCATCCAGGTGTTAAAGTTTTACTAATAGTTATTGGAATAGAGGTTGGAGTACCACTAATTGTTGTTTGGGTTGCGGTTCCAGCATCAAGAGACAAAGTTCCAGGAACACCATTGCTATCATTGTAAATACCAAGACGAACTGTACATGTTGGGGATGCAGCAACAGTAGATGCAATAACACCAATCTGGTCAAATGTTGTTGAAGCACTTACATAGAATGGTGTAAAGAAAATTGTATTAATGTTTTGTGCTGTTGCAGTAGCACTATATTGCAGTGGTGTTCGATAATAACCTTGTGATACAAATGATGGATAGACTGGACCAGTTAATCCAGTTGGTCCTGTATCACCTTTATTTGCTATTACTGCCCAGTATGTAGTATTTGTTGGTGTTCGACCAACAGTGCCATCGCTGTAACAGTAATAACTTCCGCCCTGATGACTAACAACATCGCCCTGATTATAGGTAGTGCTTGAACTGTAAGTGCCTTGGGCATTAAATCCGAGGGTTAAAAGTTCCCAATAAGTTCCAGCGACTGGACTATTTCCAGTATTTGCTGTTTTGCATCGCCAAGAATTGCCTGCCCAGTAAACAACATCATAAGGAACATAAGCAGTTGAACCTGACCAAGTACCTTGGGCAGCATAACCCTGACCAGTAGCACCAGTATTGCCATTAGTAACAGTAAATGTACTAGGTGAACCAGTGCTGTAAGTAATTGTGTAGGTGTCAACTAAACCTGCAGTACTAGTTTTAGAAATACTATTTATACTACGACCATCAGTACCATTATTTCCATTACTACCATTGTAAACTTGGAAAGTAGTGGTAGTAGAATTTGTATAAGTAATAGTAAAAGTATCTGTAGTGCCAGCAGCACCAGTACCAGAAGTACGGACTATGCTAGAAATACCATTACCAGTAGGACCAGGTGTTGTACTAGTAGGACCAGTTGCACCAGTGGGTCCTTGTGCACCTTGGTCATTGGATAAAGTAATAGTAGTATATGCTGGAGCAGTCTCAGTAACACCACTAATGTTTACAGTAGTTACCGATTCGTCAATAGTTAAATTAGTAGCCATTATCGAGTCACCTCAGGTTTAATAATAAATTTACCCTCAAGAACAGCATAGGTTAAACCAGAACCACTAGTCAGTTCAATATCGTAAACCCAAGTACCGGCAGGAAGGGCTGCCATAGTGGCTGCAGAAGCCGTCACAGCCACAGAGCCAGGAGTATGATTAAGAGTTATACCAGAGCCATCAGATAGGCTTAAAATGGCTGTAGTGGACGCTACAGACTTCCTAACCTGCATTCTAGCAGAATAGCCAGAAAGAACCCATTCAGTTCCATCAGTATCAATAACAAAGTTTAAATTAAAGGTTGACCCTTGACGGGCAACAATGTTGTAACTACCAGTTTCCACTATGCTTCACCCTTAACATGTTGCTCAATGTGAGTATCCAAACGGTCCTCAATTTTATCCACTATGTGGGTCAAACCCTCAAGTGCTGTTTTAATCTCAATAGTTGTCCTAGCAACATCCGCTAGAGACTTGCCGCCATTAGCATTAGGTTGAATAGGGTGGGTCTGTTCCTCAATAAAATTCTTCAAAGGTAACACCACCAGCCATTTCCCTAAAATTACTACCACAGTTATAGTTGTTGAGATGATTCCAACAACAGATGCAAAATTTTCTAAATTCATTACAAAGCCGTCACTTCATAACCAGCATTAATTAAATCTTGCGCAGCATCATCATCAATAATGTGGTCATGTCCACCCATATAGAAAACATCAGCAGATGCTATATCATCATTAGTTGGATAACGCATTTCATAAAATTCGCCAGCATACTTAAATACACTAACACCTTTACGTAAACGATATCGACTAAATAGACGACCAGTCCCAGCAGGACCTTCTTCGATATATGGAGTTGAAAATTTATACATTAGATTCCCTTTCAGAAACTAACCCTACCCCCAGGACCGAAATCCTGGGGATAAGATTAATCACTGAGATTAAGCGATTGATGAACCAGTCTCAAGACGGTACAAAGCCTCTTCACGGAAACGTGAGAAACCAAGTACACCGTACCAACCCATTGGGCGGTGACGCATCAACTTGTCAACAACTGGACCAATAACTACGTGTGGTTCTTCGGCAACAGCCTCGGCAAGAGCCTGCTGACCAGCGATGAACGTACGGTAGACCTTGGTCTTCTTAGTTGCAGTACCTGAAGATACTGTGATTGTTCCAGTTACACCAGTGGTGAACGTGAATGTACCTGATGTAGGAACGGAGGTGATAACCTGTGCAGCATTAAGAGTTGCACTACCACCACTTGTTCCTGCAAGAAGAACAATGTCACCAACAGAGAAACCATGTGACGCTGCGGTTACAGTTGCAACCTGACCTGAAATGGTCACAGCAGTAACAGTTACTGCTGAACCAATTGTTGCACCAGTTCCGGTAACCTTTAGACGTGGGGTTTCAACGAAGTAAGCACCTTCGAATGCACCAATTTCACCAGCCCAAATGTTTTCGTTAGTCTGGTACTCATGAGGAGTACGCCATGCACCAGCACCAGTTTCCTTGCGGAGGTCGTGTGATACTTCTGGGTGGATACCACACCAGTACATGCTGCCCTTACGAGCAACAGCATTAGCAGCACGCAACTTAGCAACAGCCTTGCGGATGTTAGCAGCAGTAACAATATCTGAACCTGTGATAGCAGCCTGTGAAGTCTGGGTTCCACCGTAAATTACGTTGGTTCCACCATCAAGTGCAGACTGAGCCAATTCGTCAATAGAATCAGCCATGTTGTATGCAATGATATTAGCGACAGCAGGGTCAACGTCTGCAAGCGAGAACAAGTTAAGTGCACGAGTTACTAGAACTGCGTTACCATACTCGTTCAACGTTACAGGAACGTTGGTTGGAGTAGACATACCCACTGCATCTGGGTCAACAGTTTCCTGAAGAGTACCAGTTACGCGAGCAAGGTCTTTGTAAATTTGGAAGTTAACAGTAGAACCTGGGTTCGTTAGGTTTGCAGGACGCTTGTCAGCAACTGAACGAATCAGTGGCTGAGTACGAAGTGCAAACTCTACAAGGCGGTCATACGCCTTCTGAACGAGACCAGCAGAACCTGCTGTACCACCAAGGGATGCTGTGTCCACGGACACATAAGCGTTAGCCATTTAATTATTCCTTAATAGTTGGTTTGATTTGCGATTAAGCGCCATATATCATATTTAAGATATCATCAGCGCTCTCCGCCTGATTGAGACGAAGCATTAAATCTTCTTCCCTGTCTGGAGACGAAGCACCAGCAGTAACAATATCCATCTGACGCAATGTTGCCAAATCAGCCTGGTTAATTCCAGGTTGAGATGACTGGTCAGACTGTGTTACTCCAAAGACATCACCATATTCATTGAGCCAATTCTCAAAATCTGAACTATTAACATCCAGGTCCTGTGGAATAAATGCTGCAATCTTAGGATTGATGCCTTTGCTTTCTAGTGTGGACTTGACAGAATAATCACGTTGGGTCTTGCGCAAAGAACCAAGTTCTGATTGCAACTCCTTGATGAGTTTTTCTTTAGCACGGTCCGAACGACGCAGTTTCTTAACAACGTCATCACCTGTTGAACGCCGAGGCGTAGGCTGCTCGTCGAAATCGTCCTCTAAGAAATCATCCTCAAAGTCGTCATTCCATTCTAGTGTGTTGTTGCTCATATCGCAACTCTCCCCTTTCTATTTTGTGTGAGACGCAGACCGCACTCTAATCAGGGGGACGATTAGTTGGTTTCTGCTACCGCTCTAATACAAGGTAGGGGGCGGTCAATCCTACCTGAGACTTAAATTTGACCGACTTTAGATTTGGTCAAAGATTCTGCACGAACACCAGTCGTGCCTTGGTACTGTCCACGAGCCTGTGAACGAAGACGTTTAACTTCACCAGAATTACCTCCAGTAACATTAACGTTTTCAAGTTCCGCAGCAATGTCAGCAGTTTTGCCAAATTGTTCCTGTGCGGCTTGTAGACCAGAAATTTCTTGCTGACTCTGAGCATAACCTTTACGTGCATCAGCACGAGTAACACCCATCTTGTAAAGTTCTTCGGCAGATTTTTGATTCTGTAAACCAAACTCTGCAGCAGAAGCCTTAATGCCAGCAACATCAACTTTCTTCTTCAACTCTACAGCACCGGCACTACCAGTCAAAAGAGCCTTAGCAAGGTCTGCACGACTTAAAGTTGGAAAACTATCTGCAAGTTGTTTCTTCAAAAATTTATCAGCATTATCAATAGCAAAAAATGCATCATCTAGACGAGCACCAAGTTCAACTTGGTCAACATCATTACCAATAATCTTACCAAGAGTTTCATCATTAGCAAGACTATTAAGACCATACTGCTTTAACTTTTTTGCCATCTCATTAGACATTGTAGAATATTCAGCAACACTAGGAATGTGAGAAATGTTTTGACCAGCAGCCTTTTTCTTTTTAAGTTCTTCAATACCAGCAAAACGTTGCTTATATTCTGCGGGTACTTTATCTGAAGTTAAAAGAAGGTCAGGAATATCTTCATTTTTAAAACCTTGTTTATAGAAAGGTTTTGCTAAAGCATAAAGTTTACCTAACCAGCCTTTTTCTTTATTGACATCTGGAAAGAGTACAGAGAAATAACTTATAAAAACTGATTGTGCTGGAACTAACGCATTTGCAGCAGCCGTTTTTTTCTGAGCAGCAGCAGTTGCTTTTGCTTTCTTTTTTTTCGCTGCAGCAAGGTCAGCATTAGTGTATCCACGTTTTTTTTCTGCCATTTCTAACCTCCAAATCCAAAGGCTTGAGCAAATGAAGAAGCCAAAGTTCGTGCTTCTTCATGAGCGGTTGTACTAAATTGAAAACGTGAATCATCGCGAAGATATGAAGAAAACTCGTTAAGATTCATCGTGTAAGGTTTACCATCTTTATTAGCATTTAAAGCCTTAGATAGTGTTGGGTCATGAAGTGAAATGTTATTAGTATTAATGTCAAGCATATTTGACATAATATTAATATAATCACTTGCTGCTTCACGAACAGTTAGAGTTGGGTCACCCTTAAGACTTTCAGCCAAACCACCATACAAAGAAATTGCACGCTTGCGATATTCTGTTTTTAAAGCAGTTTCGTCAGTTGTGCCCTTCATAACTTTAAGAGTATTTTTAATAATAGTCTTATCATCGTCAGACAAACCCATAGAAGTGGCATATGACTTAAGGTTGTCATATGTTTGACCAGCAATACCACCAAGTGGTTTACCTTCTTTGACATAGTTGCTGGCAAGATTTGCAGTGAACTCAAAAAGAAAAGAATTGCTATCAAAATTGTAGTTGGTTGATGTACTAGTTCCAGTGGAAATAGTAGCATCTCCAGCCTTATTTTCCCTACTACGACTTGTGCTACTACTAACGCTTGCATAATGTTTTTCTGCAATGTTAAGAGATTTGTAGTATGTTGATTTTTCTTCTGCAGTTGCACGACGACCAAATAATTTAATCATGGTCTGGTCAAGTTGAGAATAAGCGGTTTCTTTAGGCGTTATGCTGAAACTGCTTCCAGAATTTGAATCTTTACTTCTATGTGAGTTACTTGTACCAAACGCAGGAAAACGTGCGTTTAAAGCATCGTTTTGTTCTGCAGTGGTAACAGCATCTGTTTGCCCATTATTAGCACCAGTAGGGTCAACATTAGGGTCAGCAGTTGTACCATTCTTTTTAACCGTTTTAGTACCTGGATAGATTGGTGGCATTATTTACCTGCTTGTGATAGTGTAGGGTCAATAGAATTCAATTCGTCATCTGCAAGATAACGGTCATACATTTGTTTAAAGCCTTTATGTTTTGTGTATGCCATTTTTGCAACATAATCACGCATTAAAGCAAAACGCTCATTAGCCTGAGCATCTAAAGTTGTATAACCAGTGGCTGCAACATTTGCTTGGAACATTCGAACAATTGTGTTGCGCCAATTCATATATTGCTGGAGACCTTGAATTGCATCATTATTTTTTCCAACAGTATTCATAAATTGTTTATCATTAATAAAATGATTAGCAATAGCAACAAAAGCATCACTTTTATGCAAAGTAACTTTATCTGGACGAGTAGCCCATTGTGGATATTTTGAACCAACAAATTCTTCAACTTGTTTTTTTGCTGGACCATAACGGAATTTATATTCTTTAGAACCAACTTCAATGCCTTCTTTTTCTGCAGTAGCATTTAAGAAATCAATGTAGTTAAAGTAGTCTGCCCAACCAGCACGAAGTTGACGTTGATACTCAGCCTCTTGTGGAGTTTGATTACGAGACTTTAAAGGCTTGCCATTAATCTTGATACTATACATTGCATCACCAAGAATAGCATTACGGTTGCTAGTGTTAGTTTCAGTTCGATTAAATAGTTCAGCAAAGAATGGGTTGTCTGGATAGTATGTATCTGCTTGACTCAAAGACTTCATGTTAGCATTGATGCCAGAAATGGTTGCACTATTAGAAATAAAGCCATAACGGTTTTCAACAGATGAAGACTTTAAAATAGAAACCATACCAGCAGCATTGTCAAAACCTTTGCTTTCAATTTCTTGAACAAAAGCAACATTGCCTTCATTGTAACCACGTGCAGCAATCAACTGTTGTTGACGTGCACGAAGTCTACGCAAAGTTTCAGAATCAGTTTTAAATGCAGCCACAGGACCAATACCAGCAGACACTGCTTCAAAAGCAAGTGACTTGCGAGTAATTGCAGTTGCCTTAATGCGTTGTTGTTCTGGGTCAAGTTTGCCACCATTAAGGAGGGCTTCTTCTTGAACCTGTTTCAATGCTTCTTCGTAGCGAGTGTTCCAAACATTACGCACGCCCGGAAGACCAACTTCTCCACCTGACACAGAAGCCAAGGCAGAAGTCATCCAACTATTTAAAGGAACAGCATTAGCGACAATAGAGCCACCAACACTTGTTGAACCTTCACGAACATAGAAAGGCATAACAAAATGATTAGTGAATTCATCAAAAGTCATACCAGTAGTACTAGCAATGAACTTACTCAAACCGTCGCTTTGTGCAGCCTTCTGTAAAGCAGCACCAAGAATTGGCTGAATGATAGGACCACCAAGAGTTGGCATTACAGGGTACTGACCCTGTGTAATAATATCTAAACCATTTGGTGAAGTTCTAATATTTTCTTTACCAGTAAAGTCACGAAGAATTTTTGGTAAACCAAAAACAATAGAATCAGTTGATGAGTCACTTTCCCAAGGGTGACCAGCAGAAACAAGATTACCTTGTTCATCTTGAACATAACCAGAACGATATGGTGCATTGTATGCTTTAGCCAAGAATACAGCAACCTGTGGGTTGCGTAAAGTTTGACCTAACCAGAAACGACTAGAGTTCTGATGCGCCATGTAGAATGGTGTTAAGAAGCGCATGAAGCGACCTGGGTCGGTGTAACGTTCAACGCTGTAAAGTTTAGTCATCAATTCTTTGTATGCACGATTAGTTGCAGTCTCTTTAATAGCATCTTTACGTGAAAGAATCCAAGCATTGATTTGCTGCTCAGACATGCCACGACGCTTGCCTTCTGCTTCCATACGTCTTGCAATTGACTTGGCTTCGTTATCATGAACCATGTTAAAGAATGGGTGACGCACTAAGTGGTCTTCTGGCATGGTTCCAACAAAGTTGAAAATCTTTGAAATAGCATTCTTGTAAAGATTATTAATACGCAAGTCAGAGATTTCTTTAGTTGCCATAACATCATGACGGTTACTATATGAAAGACCTAGAGAGTCTTCAATAGTTAAACCATTTAATGCTTTTTCATGCAAACCAACATACTCTGCACCAGTTTCAGCATTGTATTTAGGTAAATGCTGTGTAATCTGGAGCAATGCTTCATTAATTAAGTTATTAGTGTTGTAAAATTCTGAACTCATGGCTTCGCCACGGTTAACAATGTTTTGACGAACTTCATTTTTCCAGCGCAGTGCTGCATCAGAGCCTTCAGATACCCACTTCATGGCATTATCTACGGCTTCCTTCTCAGAAAGACCATTGGCAATGTCAGATACAAGGCGACGGCTTACAGCATCACGCATAATAACATTGTTTACGTAGTCAGCATGGGCATTAGCCCAATCTTTTTCTGCACGAGAAACAATACGACGAGAAAAACCAGCAGTTAGGAAGCCATGAGAGGTCAAACGACGGTCATCAGACAACACACCAGTAGTAGATGCACGAGAACTTGTAGCATTGCGAAGCATATCATCGTGACGACCAGCCAAAGACTGGTCAATGAATACACCTGGATGAATTTCTACATGCTCTTTCTTAGTGTAAGACTTTACAATCTTTCCACCGACAGCACCTTCTTTAGAAACAGCCATAAGTTCGTCACGTAGACCACCACGTTTAATCAGAAGACTACTAGTTAAATCAATATGATGCGCTAAACGGTCTAAACCAAACTTAGATGCACGAATAGCGTTATCTACAGTTGCTGCACCGGTCTCTGAAAGAGTATTAACATCTTCTAAAGCCTTTTTAACTACAAGACCGTAGTCTGAAAGTGCTTTTGCAACATCAACACTGTTAGTGACATCAGCAATAGTCATTGCTAAAGCGTAGTCTCCAGATGCTAAAGCAGTAATAAATTCACCAGTAGGACCATCAGGCACAACAGGGGTAAACAATTCTTTGCCTACATTGTCACGCAGGAAAGTTGCTGCTTTGTCTGCTTCAATGTTTTTAGTTGGCTTGTATCCTTCAAGTTTACTAAATGGTTGTTTCATCCATTCAATGCACATAGTTACGCCATCTTTTGATTTAAACAATTCTTTACGAACGTCGTCATCCATTTTTTTACGTAAACTGTAAAGAGCATTTTTACCTGGTTCAGTGATAGTACCAAGTTGCTTCTTTAGCAAACCTTCTGTTTCAAGCATGCTATTGTTAACATCATCAAAACGCTTAGAAGAAGCCTTTAGTTTTTTACGGTAAATTCGATTATTTACTGTGCGGTCAAATACACCCTTGTCTGGCATTACACCAGACTTAAACATGTCAGTCCAGAAATATCCATGACTTACACTATAGTCAGCCATACATGCAATTAGGCGAAGCCAACCTTCGCCAACGTTACGGCTAGTGTACTTTAAACTCATTAGGGTTACTGGTTTCCACAAGTAAGTGTAGAATCCATCTAGACCTTCTTGCACAACGTCAACCATAAGTTTGGCATTACTTGTAACGCCTCTACCTAGACCTGTGGTTCCATCAATAGCAGAGGTTTCAGCCTTTGTCATTGCTTGGTAAACATCAGTTGGTGTCCAGTTGTGTTCAACAATAGCCTTAACAACATTGCCAATCATTTGTGGATTCTCAGACATAATCTGGTCCCACAATTTAAAGTCATAACTAAAGTGAATGTTTGGAACTTGTGTTTCAAACAATGGATTCTCTTGCATTGACTTACGAACTGCAGCGCGGTCTGCTTCTGTTACAACAGTGCGACCATCAGTGATGGCACGTTCCATTGCACTTTTTTCTACAAGGTCGTTTAAGTATGCGTGTGAAACGTAGTCGCCAGAAAAACCATCAACAACGGTGTAATTCTTATCTAATGTTTTTGCAATTTCACGTGACTGTGCACGACGAGTACCATTAATCAATTCACGAGCAAAAACTTGCATAGATTCAAGTTGGTTTTTATTCATGCCACTAAGGTCTTGACCATAATGTTTTTGAAGTAACCATCGTACGCTATCTTCTTGCAATTTTTCTAAAAAGAAATTGCGGTCAGACTTGCTGATAAGTGTGCGGTATTCGTTGCGTAAAGACATTTGCTTTTCTGGAGCAATACCAGCAAGTTTAGCAATACGACGAATACGTGCATCAACTTCAAGATATGAGCGGTCTCCACCTGCACCACCAAGGAATGCAATACCAGCGGGTGCTTCACGAACTTGAGTATCAGGACTCAACCAAGTGAGATAGCGAATAAGTGGCTGTGGAATTCCTTTAACAGAATCACTCTTTGCAACTTCTTTAGCAAAACTAAAACCCTTTGAAGGATTAACTTCAACAATTAAACCTTTAGTATTTGCCTCTGCTGCTGCAACACGTGCACGTTCAATAGAAGCAAACTTTGACCAAGTTGAAGTAATAGGGCTTTCACGTTCAGCAATGAACTGTGAAGGAATAAGAGCCTTATTAATTTTGGCTGCTTCTTCATCAAGAACATTAAGTTGTTTTTGGTATTCTTTTTCTGCGGCAATTTTTTCAGAAAGTTTTAAACCATCAACATCATCTTTACTAATAACAACTTGCTTGAGTTCAGTTAAGTCTTTAGTTACTTTATCAGTTGTTCCATTAAGGACTTGTAACTGTGCGTGGAGTTCTCCACTTTGAGCCATAACTTTATCGTATGAAGGTTTGTGACCCAGGGCAGCACTAACAAGGTCAGCCATCTGCTGACGACCACCCTGTTTGTATGCAGTAGAAATAGCAGTTGCTAAACGTGCAGGGTCAGTTGAGTGACGTACAAAACCATAGTTAGAAATGGTTGTAACATCATCTGGATTTTTTTCAACAAGACTAAAAATTTGTTCAGCAGCAGTGTTTTGTCCAGGATTGCTTGCAGCATTCTGCAACTCTAAATGAAGTGTTTCTGGTTCAACAAGTGGTTTGTTAGTAAACTTTTGTACAGCAAGCGGACGCTCAATAAGTGTCTTGCGAGCGTATGATGTTCCCTTCGCTGCAGCAGCAGCCACAGGGTCAAGAATATTAAAACCTACATCTGAGATGCCAGAGAAGAACTGTGCAGAACCAGAAGTAAAGAAGTCATTAACTTGTTTAGAGTTTTCCCAGTTAAGTTTATCTACACCTTGACGACCTGGAGTGTAATCACCAATAAGACCAACTAGTGCACGACCAGGGGAAATGTTGCGTCGCCATTCAGCCTGACCATCAACACTCTGCTTAGACATATCAAAGCCATGCTTTAACTGTTCAGTAAAACTAAGGTCTTTGTTTTGTGCACGATAGTTACTATTAAGTTCAAGTAATGCTGATGTTAAAGCAGGAGCAACATAATCACGATATGGCTTTGCCAAATACATTAAAGCATTTAATGGGCGTTCTGCAGCACGCAATACACCTTTGCCAAAAGAAGAATCCAATGCTGTTTGAGCAGCGTCTCCTACAGCATTCTTTGCCTGTTCGAATGGATTATTCTGGTTGTCAAAGATGTAGTTTAGTGGATTTTGCAGACCCATTATCTACCCAATTTTCTGATTATCGTTTAATGTCAATAGTTCGTTAATGAAAGCATCACGGTCTTCCGTGGTTTGCCAATCAGTTAAAGCGAATGGAAAAATTACATGAGCGTTCTCAACACCAAGAAGGTTGGAGAATGCTGCAATGTCGTGAGAGAGTGCCATTACTGACCACCCGCTACCGACTTAACAAAAGACCAGAATTGTTGAAACTCTGGTGGTGTGTCATCCTGAGCAGCCATGCTATCAAGTTGCGGAGCATACTTTTTAATCATAGCAAAACGGTCAGGTATAACATAGTCTGGCGTAAGACCAGGACCCATAGTAGAACCATGAGTTACTGGACGACCAGGATATGCTGTTGGTGCATCAATTGGTGTTACAGGTGTAGCCATATTGGCTGCACGTTTAGTTGCATCAATCTGTGTAGTAGGTTGTGAACCACCAGCAAGTGAAGCGCCCTGTGTAGCAGCCATAGTTTCTGCACGGTAACCATACTGACCGTTAGAAGGAATTTCTCTTAAAGCCTGTTTGCTACCTGCACCACCATCGGTGCGTCGTGAAAGTTTACCTGGACCAGAAACTGGAGCAGGATTATTTGGTTTACGGTATCCGCCACGTGCCATATTATGCTCCACCACCCATAGCCGCTAGAATAGAGTTAATGTCTGGAGTTGCTCCAGATGGTGCTTGAGCCTGTTGTGTAGGCGCTGCTTCAGCAGGAACAGGGTTCATATCTGTTGGTGGTACTTCAGCCTGTGACAATCCACCCATTGCTGCTAGCATTTGCTCTGGTGGCATTGCTTGTTGTTCTGGGGCAGCAACTGGTGCTGGTGGAGGTGGAGTAAATACTTGACTTACTGCATCTTCAATCATTTTGCCTTTGCGGCGCAAATCAATTACTTGAGCAATTTTAGCAACAATGTCTGACGGGTCTTGCCCTTGGGAAGCCATTTGAGGAATCGCTTCGGATAAGGAAGCCAGTGAGCCGGACAAGGAATTACGCATTGATTCAACATCTATGATTTCCTGTTCATTAGAAACATTCATTTGCCATGGCAGTTCGCGCATAACAAAGTCGCGTGATACTAGATTTGCTTGGAGAGCCTGTAAAGCAAAGATAAGCGCTCGGTTGGGGTCAAGTCCTGCCATGAGACCATATCTTGCTTGGACAGTGTAGTCTCCAGCAATGTCTTTAATTGGGTCATACTCAAGTTCGTATGCTGCTCCTCCTGCTGAACCAATAATTTTTTTGGTTCCGCCGAAAAGACGTTCATCCATTTTGAAACAGAATTCAATAACATCTTCAAATAGTTCTTGAAGGATTTGTTGACCTGCTTTAACTTGTGTATCGAAACCACCGAGTAGAGCCTGTACACCAGAGCCTGTAATGATGTTTGCATCAATGCTTCCTGACCGCCCTTCTGGGTAACGCGCACCTAGGCGCATTTCGGATTCAAGTGTTTGCTGCTCCTGGAATACGCCTGGTGGTATTTGTAATGGTACGCGACCAATACCGTTAGGGTTGCTTGAACGCAAAATGGCGTCAGGACCAAAAGCAAACTCTTCAACATCGTTAGGTACAACGAATGGTGCATTGACAGATTTTTCTGCAGCATCCATTGCTAACCATGCAAAACGTGCACGTGCAATTTGTGGGTAAATAATATCATCGAATTGTCCACGAGGATTATCTGGGTCAATCCCTGGACGGCGGGCAACTTTAACCATAAGTTCACCCATTGGGTTTCCTGCTTTAAGCAGTACCATGTCTCCACGTTCTGGGAGGAACAAAACAACTTGTTCATCATCTTCGTATCGGATGAGTTCCATTTGCGTGTTTAGTTCTTGGTCACGACCATTGCGACCTAAAATCTGTGACTCGTACTCGGGAAATTCGACAATGAGTTCACGTACTGATTTTATGTATCGTTTAGTGTAAGACACGAGTCGTCCGTGGCGGTCATATTCTGGGTAAGCACCTAGAGGGTTTTCCACTCGGATTCGTGGCAAAGCATAATTAAAATCTGGTTCAATAACAATTGGCAGGAAGCCATATGTTAAATACCAATCTGCACCAACATACATTTGTGATTGCAGTTTAGCATACTGCATGTAATGGTTGGCTATAACTGTTTTCTTGTCAGCCTTCTTTTTTGCACGGTCATTATTCATGTTTGCTGTAGAGCAGTTAATTGATGGTAGTGGTGCTAATACTTCTGAAATGTCGCGTGCAGCGACATCAATAAAGTTTGCTACCATTGATTTGCTTACACCCTCAGGGAATAAGTCTGGTGCTACAGAGTCTAGTTGACCTTTACGTGCGGCAAGGATATCTTGCATTGCTCCATCACGTTCGGCAAAGCGTTGCTTAAGAACATGCACCTTATCCGAAATTTGTTGTACTGAAAGCATTTATATCCTAAATGTAAATTGTTTCTTCGCGACCATATGCTAGTTCGCTAAGGTTGACTACGTTTTGTCTGCTCGCTTGGCGTGCAGTTAAATTACGGTTATTGAAATGGTATTGAATGTTTGTTCCCTGGCGTACCAGTTCCTGTGCACGAATCTCACAGAACCATAAAGCCATAACAAGGTCTGTTGGACCTTTAGTGTTGGCTGACCAGGTTATTAACTGATTGACAAGTGCTTTGGTATGTTCGTTGCAGTTGTCGGGTAATTCAAGTAGGTTGTCGTCTTGGAACTTTCCATCACGTATCGTACCCATGAGGTTGGAAATTGCTGCGACACCAAAAGATGTGTCCCACTTGTTTTTACCTGTAAACTGTTCTGACAGTTTGCAACCACGGGAGGCAAGCCATTGTCGTAAATCTTCATCTAATGAGAAGGCTTTCTGGAAGGCATTGATTTCAATGCGTAACTCTTGTGGACCATGACGTGTAACCCATTCCTCAATCAAACTACGAATCTTACGAGGTGTTGGGTCACTCATGTTGTGTGCATCAAGAACCATACGGTAACCTGATTCTTTATCAACAGCATACATGATGGCTGCAGTTTTACCTGCCATAGCAGGGTCAAGACCCATAATAATATTCCATGAGCCAAAGCCTGGGTGACCGGGTGCACCTGGGTTAAGTGGACCAGGTTTGCGCATACGGTTAATGCAACCGTTCACCACCATAGGTGGGAACACTGCATCTTCCTGAACATCTTGCTGCTGGTACACCAGTGCCCATGTAGATGAGGAAACTTCGCCGCGACGGCGATTCAATTCGGGACCGTTCCACTTGGGATAATACCCGTCCTTATTCGGTTCTTCGTCCTCATCACCGTCCCAAGGACGGTCAGACCATTCCCACAGACACTTCCAGTCCTTAGGCTTATCTGCGAACTCTAGCACGGCAGGCATTGCTAGATAGGTGAAAGGAGAGTCACCTGCAGCCCAATGGTCTGGGTTGCGCAACTCCTTATAGAAGTCGGTAGCCGCAACACGTGTACCAGCAATAATAAGTTTACCATTCTTACCAAGACGAGTAATAACCATCTTCTGAAGCCAGTTCATTTGCTTCTCCCACTCGTGGGCATTGGTAGTGGTAACAATATCATCAAGGATAATCAAGTCAGCACGAGTACCATAAATCTGCTGACCAATACCAAGAGCCTGAACCGTAGGGTCTTTCTCGCCAGAAGTACGTTCCAAATAAATGCGGTCCTGAGACCACTGGTCAGACGTAGACTTGTAGCCCCCAGGCGGACCATACACCTGATGGAACTTAGCCCACTGAGGCTCAGTAAGCCTCTGCTTAATAGAATAAAGGAATTCCTTAGCACGCGTCTGAGTCTGAGACGCAATAACAATACGAATGTTAGGGTTCATAGCAATCATATAAGTTGCATAATTAACCGTCAAAACAGTAGACTTAGCATGCTCAGGGGGAACATTAATAAGAAGACGATTACGGTGACCAGACTCATAAGTCATAGCATCATGGAGCCAAGAAGGGTCAGAACCCTCCAAAACATCAATCCAAGACTGATGATGAGGAAACACCTCAGAGTTCAAAAACTCTTTAGAAAACGTAGCAAAATCCAAATCCTTAGCAGACTCAACATCAAGTTGAGACGCTACCGTCTTAGAACCAAGCGTAGACGCCGTCTCCAAACGCGCAGCAAACTTGGCATCCTTAAACCAGTTACGAAGGACATCACGTTTACGCCCAACCATACCAACAGCAGTTTCCAGTGCAATACCCTCAGAAACAAGACGCAAGACCTCATCCTGGTCCTTAACCAATTTGACACGTGTGTGGTGTAAATCACCCGCCTTAGCAACCATAACAACTCCATAAACAAAACATCAAACAAGCACCACACCAAGTGGTGCATATAACGTTCCGCACAAGCGGAACAATATATAATAAATAAACCTACATATATACTAACCCCATTACACGGACCCCGTAACGCAAACAAAATAAAAAAAATAAAAAAACTTTTACACACACCCAAAAACCCTTAAGTACCAAAGACTTCACAAAAATTTACATGAGAGTAATTACATAGTACTGTCCCCGCTTTTAAGCACTGGTGGGTCATACAGACGGGTTGCCTTTTGGCAACATACCCTGTTGCGTTTTCGCAACACACCCCCTCCCCCCTATGTTGTTGCCTATCGGCAACGGTTAATAAACCCAAATAAATAAATGTTGTGCTGTTGTTTATTGGTGACTGTCTGGTGTGTGTTGTTTATTGGCATCATCATCATTGGTGGTGGTGGATTGTTGTTGTGTTGTTGTGTTGTTGTTGCGTGTTCGCAACGATTGCGTTACGGATTATCGGGTAACGGTTAGTGAGTAGTGAGCGTTACGGATTAGCAACGGTTATGTGTTGTTGATGTTGTCGGTTAGTGTTGTTGTGTTGTGTTGCTATTGGGCAACGGTTAGTAATGGTGTGATGTTGGTTGCGTTGTGTTATTGCAACTTAGGCGAGTGAGTTAGTCGCGTGTTGTTGTGTTGCGTTATTGCACCGGACTAATGGTGCAGACTAAAAAATAGTTTCGTTACGAATTGCATTAGTAACGGTTACCGATTAGCAACAGACTAAAAATTGTTAAGCG